TTGTCCCCCGTATTTTTCCAGTCTATAGTTGTGTCAAGACCTTGTAATTCTTTTAATTGTTCGTTTGTTTCTAGTTTACGCCTAGTAAGCTTTGAAGCGGGTACTCTATATGCCAGTTCGGTCTTTGGACGGTCCATACCGTCTTGGATTGGTTTGAAGAAAAACGGATAGTTAACGGATATTGGTACAACTTTATCTGTGAACATTTTTTTAGCATCTGCTCCAGACTTAGAAAGGATACCGAATCTCGCATCACTAGATATTGTGGCTTGGTTAACGAGTTCAGCTGAGGACATGAAAGAAAATCCACTCCGTCTATTTTTAAGATAGCACATTCCATAACATCTATTATCTGCTTTGCATGCTTCCCAAAATATGAAGAAGAATCTATTTGACTCTCTATAATCGGGAGCTCCGACGTCGATTTTTGACCACTGCAAATACATGTAATGAGTACCAGTGATGTAAGTAGGCAAACCGTTATTATAAAACCAGTAGCCATCTGACCTATGTTTAAATTCTTCATCTATATAATCGTACCATTTTTCCTTAAAGTCATTGGGGTATTCGTCCCAATCAAACCTACTTTTTATTCTTGCTAGTTCTTTCGGGTATTCTTGTTTTTCCCAATATTGTTCCTCTTTTCTTTCGCTTCGTTTAAACGGTTCATCGACTGCTGGTAAAGCAATCCTGAGATTTTGTATTTCAATGATCTGTCCAATCTTACCTGTTTTACTTATTACTATAAAATCATAATCAGCGTTGTAACCATACTCCCATTTTTTATATCTATTTTGTTTAGATAAAAATTTAGGATTTACAATATCTTTAATTTCTTTTGCTAATGAATATTCAGAACTCATTTACTTCTCCCTTCTGCAAAACCTTTAAAAGATCTTTCATCTTTAACTTTTTTAGGCTTTTCACTTAACATGTCCTCTTCTTCTTGTATGCGTGTTAGTATTTCAAAAGCATCAAATATAGCTAACTTTTTTGTAGCTGCAGCGTTTTTTAATCTATCAGCTGTAACATCTTCACCTGTATCAACAATTGGTTCTTTTGCTACCTTTATTAACTCAACTACTGCCGCTTGCCCAGCTTGGATTATTTTCTTCTTCGTTTCCTTCGTGTTCATAAGTTAATGCTATATCATTAGATTTCATACAATAAAGTCTTTCGCCCTCTATAATAAACTCAAATTCAGAGTTGGGTGTAAATACTACAAGCTCTCCAGGTTTTAATCCTATAGCTTCTAAGGACTTATTTCCATATTTAAGTATACCAAAGTGTTCTTTTTCTTTAGACGTACTTAGGTATGATTTATTTTTAATAGGCTTAACAAAGCAATAGTTCAAGTGACATTTGCCATTATACATATATATTTGTTCTATGCTACAAAAATACAAATTATCTTTAAAGTATAAAGCAGAGTTTCTTTCTCTACCTTTTTGATCGTACCACCTTCTAAAAACATTGTGGTGTATATATACTATATCACCTGCTTTTATACTAGTTTTAAAAGCCGCAGGTACTGAAACTACTACAGCTTTCTTACTTATAAACTCGTGGTTTTCTATACTTGTATTAATTATTAATTCCTTGTTATTTACTTTTCTTACATTATCATACCTATTGTTATAAGGTTTAACAATGAAGTTATATAAACTTTTCATTAGTATTTTAAATCAAACTCAACAGCTATAGCCATATTACTATTAAACCTTTTCCACGGTAAAACTTCTTCATTCTTTTTTATGTAAATAGAATACTCTCCGCTTTTTTCATTGTTTAATATAGCTTCTATTATATGACCACCATACACTTCCTGACCTACAGAATAGTGCATGGCGTCATTTTTATAATCTGATCCAATACTTATTTTTCTTATATTAGACATCTTTTGTTTCTTCAATAGGTTTGTAGCTACCGTCCACTAAGTCTATATTTACTTGACCATACTCTTTTTCTAACTTACCTTTGAACTCGTTTATGTCTTCGTTAATTTTGCTTATAGAATGTAAAGCCGCGTGTTTCTGTGCCTCTAACATGCCTATATCAGATATTATTTTATGTAGTTCAGCTTGCTGTTTGTTTATAATATCTAGTTGTTCTTTTTTAATTTTATTCATTTTATTAAATTTAATTGTTTGTTTTATTATTAATGATTATGTATTACCCTAATCATTAATGAGTCGTTTGTTCCGTCTGTTGATATAGCGCGGCCTATCTTTACAGTACTACCTCCAGGTTCTGTTGCTAAAGCTGATCTAGTAAGGTTGGCAGCACTTAAGTTTACTGCTGCGTTTATTGGAACTGATACAGGTGGTTGATCTCCATCATAAGTTGGGGTTGCTTTCATAATAGATGTCCAACCAGCTGCCTGAACACCAGAGTCAGAAATAAAGTTAGCTCTAACTCTTTTGTAAGGAGTTCCTGCAGGACCAAAAACCGGATCATCAACAGAAGATACAAAGTTAATTATTAGACTGTTATCACCTTTATACTCTTCAGCCCATTCTTTTAGTCTAGGTAATGTACAGCCTCCAGAATTTAGATACTCGCCATCATCATTTACATCGTCCCAATCTCCGTCGTTAAACAAAGCGTCATTGCTACCATCTCCTGGTAAATTATTCGCCACTTTTAATCCCCATTTCCAGTTAAACTGAAAATACTCATCACCATCATAAGAAACTTCAAAAAATAATCTGTCATAGATTCTAGAATCACTACCTTCAAACGACCAGGTTTCACTATCAGAAAAATCTAATGACATAAACCTTCCGTCGTTATCACCATCTATTGTCCACTCTACAGTACTTGTTGCACTGTTACTATAACTACCAGATCCATCAAAGTAAGTTCCATTTTCTACAGTACTAAGGTTAACAGATGTAAAGTTGTCTCCCATTGGGTGATCAACATTATCTCCAGGTTCAGTTGGCTCAAGAATAGTTAATCTTCTTACAGTACAAAGACCTTCTGTTAAAACATTGACAGTATCCCCATCGTTGGCGTCGTTTAAAGCTATACCAATAAGTTCAATTTGATTAGGTAAAGCACCAGGGGATATAGCTCTTACTAGATTACTAGAATAACTATATACTACTGGTTGACCATTTAAAATCGTTCCATTTGCTGTGTATTTTTCAGCATGACCATATGTAGGTTGAGTTGGTTCTGATAAAACAGCTTTGTTAGTTACAACATTAAAGCCAGTATAATCTACTTCTCCACCGTTGCCAGCTATTATATTTATTATTTCATTTTCTGATGCATTAGCGCTAAATGTTCCAACCTCTGTTCCATTTACTTGTATTGTTAGTGTACCATCATTTGCTGGAGCTGGTATCTCTGTATTTCCAGCTAAAGCTTGATTAGCATTACTACCTATAGTTGGTGGAAATGTTGAAGGCTTGCTTTGTATATTGTTCCACTCAGGATTAGGAACTTCTGATACTGTTATATAATTTGCTCCGTTAGTAAGTTGATTGTTATTAGTTGGTATAGTAGTATCACCTGGCATAGCTTGATCAGCTCCAGTTCCAGTTATTGGTGCGAACGTTTCGGGTTTATTATCAATGTTATCCCAACTAACTTCAGGTTCAAAACCTTCTAAAACTTGGTCTTTTAATTGAGTTCCAGATATCTTAACATTTGTGTTCGGTGCTCCGTCGATACCAACTTTATAACCCGCTAATCCATCTATTTTAGTTAGATCGTTTTCTTCACCAAATCCACTTATTTTTTTATTATCAGCCATTTTTTATTTTTTTTTTAAGCTGCTTCAACAGCTGCTTCAACTTGATTTTCAGTTAAAACTTTATTATCATCTTCTAATAGCATTACATCAACACTACCACTTTCTAAAGCTATAAATCTTTCAAAAGGTGGAGGTGGTAATACTTGAGTCTTTCTAATGGAGTTTTGAGCTATTGTATTTCCTATTCCTAACCACATATTACTAAAATAAAGCTAATATATTTTCAGCATCTGTAGAAACTTGATTTTCCCCGTCTTGAGCTGCTTCTGTCACTGTTTCAACATTAGCAGTAAATTCATCTATGTCTTCTTCTAATGTCTTTTGTTCTTCAACTAGTTCATCTTCTAAATCTTTTAATTCTTCAACTACATCCTTAGCTGATTTAACTCGTGACTCTAACATTGAACATTTTGCACCATTAGGATTTATCTCACACTCTTTTCCAGCTTCTTCTTTTAATGCTGCAACTAGCTCTTCAGCTTTGTTTATCTTGCTGCGTGTTTCAGCTATACGCGCTTGCGTTTGTGCTAACTCTTCTTGAGCTTTTACTAATTTACTGTTCCAAAAATCAACTCTAGAATCTAAATCCTCTTGATTACTATCTAACACATGGGTAACTAGTATTGGTAAAAAAGATCCTCCTGGAACATTGTAATATATATTAATGTTGGTGTTATACTCCTCGCCAACAGCATCTAAAGCTACATGCGTGCCTTCCATCTTAACAACTATAGTTCCAGTAGTACCTACATATAAAGCACAACCTCTATCATCGGTTTTGGATATAGGCGCGCTACCTGGTGTCACAGGCTTTGCACTATGAGCAAAAACTCTAGGTTGAGCCATGAAATTTCCTTCTATTCCTCTCATTTTTTAGTTTTTTATTTTTGTAATTTTTTCAGCACCTCTAGATCCAAAGTATGCTACATAAACTGTTATTAGTAAAGCTTCTAATAAAGAAACCCAACCGTCTTTTATTTCTAATAATACTGTAGAGTCTAGTACTATAAATATTGTCATAGATAGAGTTAAGAATATAAGTGTCATAGGTCTAGTATTTTTACTTAACCATGAATCACTCTGCATGTCACTTACCCACCTTTTGGATACGTTGTCCATTTCAGCTATATCTTGCTCTAACAATTTTAAAGCTGTTTCTTTATCAACTGCCTTAATACTTTTATTACTTGTTATAAGATTTTTTACTATTCCAAGACCACCTTGATCAGGTAAAAACTCTCCAAGCTGTGAAACTAGTTTAGGAGCTTTCTCTTTTAAGAAAGCCCCTACTTTAGTTTCTTTAAATTTTTTCTTTTCTTTTTTAGCCACGTTTTATTATATAAATTTCATCTTTGTTATCATTTACAAAAGTTTTTAACTTGTTTGTAAATAAAAAATAATCAGCAAGATTACCGTCTATTTCTGACATAGGATCTATCCAGCTATTATTAGGTGGTATTATTATAAAAATCTTTACAGAATCTTTAGAAAAAACATAGTTATAACCATCTTCTCTATATGGATACCATATATCGTGAGCTTCTTTATTATAACCTTGTTCAGTTAGGAAAGATTCTAATTTATTTATATTTTTTTTATATTTTTGATAAAAGCCATTACTGTGTATTTCTTGAGCAGTAACGTTTAAAGCTAATAATGTAATTAATGTTAATATTATTTTTTTCATTGGTTTTTGGTTTTAATTAATATCTATATATATAATCACGTTGTATGTCATTTATTTACATACCTCTCATCATACTAGAAGATGAAC